CGTTTAGAATATTGATACTTGCATTGATGTCTCTATCGTGGTGACTACCACAATTTTCACAAGTCCATTCTCTGATTGAGAGTGGCTTTTTACCTGAAGCGAAGCCACAATCTGAACAGATTTGAGATGAAGCATACCAACGGCTAATTTTTGATACTTGTTTTTCGTACCATTCAGCCTTGTACTCTAACATTCTCACAAATTTAGACCAAGAGACATCTCCGATAGCCCTAGCCAATTTATGATTTTTCATCAGATTTTTACTGGATAAGTCTTCAATACAGATAATATCGTGGTTCTTGACAATTTCCGTACTTAGCTTATTGAGAAAATCTCTGCGTTTGTTAGCTATCTTCTCGTGGATATTAGCTACCTTGATACGTTGTTTCTGATAGTTCATACTTTCAGACAACTTCTTACCAGATTTTTTAGCAACCAAGGCTCTACGAGAAAGGATTTTCTGCTCTTTAGCTAGTTTCTTGGAGAATTTTTGGAGAAACTTCTCATTTCCAATCTTTTCTCCAGTTGATAGAATAGCGAAATGAGACAACCCAAGGTCAACCCCTACATGCTCCCCTGTTTTTGGGAGTGGATAGATTTCAGTTTCACACAAAATCGAAATGAAGTATTTACCTGTTTCTGTCATTGAGATAGTAGCACTCTTGATAACACCAGACATTTCTCTATGTTGGTTGAGTTTCACCCATCCAATTTTAGGGAGCTTGACTTTTCCATCAAGTACAGTAATTGTCCCGTTTTGGTTGTTTGTTTTGTAAGATTGACGATGACGTTTTTTCTTGAATTTTGGAAAACCAAATCCAGATTGGAAGAAAGATTTATAGGCTTTTTGGAGATTGAGTTGTACATTAGCTAATGCAAGGCTATCAACTTCTTTTAGCCACTTGAACTCTTTCTTGTATTGAGCTGGCGTATTTTTTAGGGGTTGTCCTGTTTCTTCATAGTGCTTGATTTTATCAGCCAACATCATATTCCAGATAACCCTAGAACAGCCAAATGTTTTAGAGAACATAACAGTTTGTTCTTTAGTTGGATATATTCTGAACTTATAAGATTTTTGCCTAACTGTCATTTCTTTTGCCCTTGATTTTCGATATATTCTTTGATAACTTCAATAGGGACTCCACCACTAGATAGGAGACAAAAAGATTGAGACCAGAACATCTCTTTCCAGGGTTTTTGGCGAATAATAGGGAACTCTTTCTTTAGTAATCGACTACTAGCGGATTTAAAAACTGCGTTCATTTTTCAAATCACCTCATAAACCTTATCAAAATTTGTCCGTTTAACAGGGTAATACTCTCCCTCAACACCCCTAATTAAAACTTCTGTAGGATATAATTTTTCAACTCCTTCAAGAGTATTTATTGAGATATACCCTTGTTCTTTTATCTCTTCAATCATTTCATCACGTTGAAGAAGAGTTAGTATTGCATCTTGATTGAGTTTATACCCTAAGAAGTTCAGGACTTCGATAACGTCTTTTTCGTTCAAAGACTTAAATTCCACACACTCTACTTCATAGACCCTCTTAACAAATGTATTAACAGTATTAGGAACTTTAATATAAGTCTTTAGAAAAATCTCATGGTCGATAGCCCAAAAGCATTTATCTGTGTTTTCTTCAAGAATAACCCAATTCCCATACTTTAAAGCAATTTCTCCACGTTCTTTCTGGATATAAATTGTTTTATCAGTTTCGTCATATCGAACTGGTTCGTTTTTGTTTGTTCTTAACAATTCCAAAAATTTATCGAGAATGATGTTATGATTGTAATGTATTGCAAATACCTCAATCGGTTTTTTTCGTGCTTTCATTTCTTTCCTCCAAATGCGCCTTTTTGCACTTATCATCTGATTTTCTTATTCCGTTATAAGCTCAATTATTAATTTTGTCTATTATAAACGCCATTAATCAATTTTTTTAAATGTTCCATCTTCGTAGTTGATCTCGTAGCCATTTGCTGTATTAAAGACAATGACTTTTTCATCAATCGAACCATCTGAGGATAACATTTCAACCATAACGTAGCGTGGAACTAGTTCGTTGCCCTCATAAACTGGTGTAGCTCCATAGTAAAGTGTACCGTCATGGTGTGCTTCTAGCCATTGTTGCGCCTTAATTTCGCTGTAGCGCATACCGCCTTTAGCGTCCTCTCCCACGTTTTGAGTTCGTGTCCCTGTCACAACATTTTGACGGATAGCGTCACCACCAAGAGCGTCACCAATCAAGTGACTGCGATTCCAGAAGAAACCTTTATAGCGTTTCCCATTTGAATAAGGAATTTTCACTTTATCTTGAACTCCCCAACCGCTAGGGTCAGCGTCCTTAGTAAATTTTTGACGAACCCCATAAGATCCCTCAACATTCTTAAACGTAAGCGATCCTTTAGCTCCTGTTGTACGTCCAAGACTGTCTAGTTCTCCATATTCAATCTTTCCTGCTTCTGGATAGTCTGAACGGTCAATATCGCTCTTACCTGCCAAAGCATAGTAGTTAGGAAAGTTATCAATGCTCCAAGTTGGGGCTGTTCCTTTTTCAACCTGTACAACTTGCGCCTTGTTGCTTCCAAATTTTTCAGTAACTTTGTTTTTAAGATCTTTACAACCAACCATTAACAACAATACTGTTGCTAGGGCTGTAGCTTTAACAATTCTTCCCTTTTTCATAGTCTCCCCTACTCCTAATCAGTAATTTCTTTAAGAAAAGTGTACAAACGCTCTAGTTTTTCATTGCTAAGTTTAGAAATATCTATCTTATCAACGACAATCTTTGTTTTTGCTTCCAGACGTTCTCTTTCCGTATTTAACAAAAGTTTCGATTTCATTTCAGGCGTTAGTTTTTCCAAACGTACTGAACAAAAATCTGTTTTTTCAAACCGTCCACATTGGTTAAATTTATACCCACCTGCTTTTATTCTACCTGCTGGTGTGATCGTTTCAATAATAGCAATTTTTTGGAGAAATACTTCATGAAGAAGTTCCCCAATTACGAACACCTCGTCTCCTACTTTTAGATCTTTTAACCAACCTGTTCTTTTGTCTTTTTCCATTTTTTCTTATCCATTTTACAATCGTGTTGTTCCACATTCCACATATTGCCAACCACGTTGTTTAGCAATTTTTTGGAACTCTTTATCAAAGTCACGCAAAGTATAATCTTCACGCTCTAGTTCGTAAGTGAACTCTTTTCCATCTTTACCGATCATTGTTGCATAGCACACAGTTAAACGCATTTTAATTCCTGCTTTCTTTTTTGTTTTATGATTATATTATACACTCTATTTTAAAACCTGTCAACTATTTTTTGTAAAAAATGATAGACTTTATGTTCTTCGTATGGTATACTCTATTTATTGTAGTTAGGGTTTTTACCCTTTCCCTCTTTCTCCCCAGATTGAGGGATTTTTTATTTCCCTTGATCCTATAGGTTTGCTATGGTATAATTAAGTCACTTCCCTTTAAAGGTATTAACTTCCCATATTACCTTTTTTCCACATAGTAAAAGCCTCTACTTCATTGTAGGGGCTTTTATTTTGTATTTATCAAAAAACTGCTATGAGAATTTTCTGTTTACTGCTTCAACAATCTTAGTCATTTGATCCTCGTTAATATAAGGTGTACCGATCCTGCTAGGTTCAGGGCTGTCATTCCACTTAATAAAACACTCCCCTGTTCCTAAACGGTCCACACCTCTCATACCAATAGCAATTTCACCATCAAGATCACTTGCAAGTTTGAACGTAACCACACACGGTAAGTCTATTTTTAGGTTTTGCGGGATAACGTAGCTTCTTGCGTTTGAGGTTGTTAATAAGCATACAACTCCTGCAACTCGACACTTCACCAATAAAGGTTTAAGAACTTCCATGACCGATTCCTGATTATATTGTAGCAGATAGTCAACTTCGTCTATCACCGTTACAATATAAGGCAATCTCTCGTTTGCTCCAACTTTTTCGTTGTACCCTGAAAGATTGTGTACATTCAGTTCTGAGAATAGGTTCATTCTTCGTTCAACTTCATATTCAAGATACTCCAAGTCATTAAACAGAGCCTCTTCTTTTTTCAATACGTCTGTATAAAGGTATGGACTGTTTTCAAACTCTTTAAACTCGATTTTATTAGGGTTGTATAAAACAAATTTCACTTCGTCAGGCTTGTTATGCAACATGATTGAGGAAATGACTTGACGAACAAAGTTGCTCTTCCCTGTTCCCACAGTTCCGCACAACAATATACCGCCTGTTGTAGCTAGATCATACTGTCTTACTCGCCCTTCCATATCGACCCCTGCTACAATTGTCAGGGGCGTTTTTGGTATTCCTTCACTTGCAAATTTTGAAAACATAAAGTGACTAGTTGGAAATTCTTTTTCTCTAGTATTTATAGAGATTCGGACAATGTTCTGGTAGGCTTTTACCCACAATAGATCATCAGAAAACATTTTAGTCAGTTCATTCTCCAAGGCTTTCTCTTCAATAGTGCCTTGCTCAATCGCTAGTCTAAGGAAAAACTCAACCCCCTGCCAAGTGATTTTGGCGTTTAGGGTTTCAATTACATTTTTGTTGAAGCAAGATTCAAAGTAGCTGTTGACTTTATCTTTTAGCACTTCTACCTCTCGAATACGACTATTACGTTTTTCTTCATCAAAAGTAACCTCGTCACTTTGTTTCAGCAAATCAATGTTCCAGTTAAGAGGGATTTGAGGTTTTCCTGATTCTTCAAGCCCAATATACTCAATCTCACCCTCCTGCTTGACCTTGCCTTTTGCTACCTTTACAGCCTCAAACCATCTATCCACACCTTGTTCAACTCTTTTAATTTTTTGTAAGTCTTTCAGGCTCTCATTTAGTTCTTCAAGCTCTTTAATTGTTGGGTACTTCTCAAAGTCTATGTCTGTAAATGAACGTAACCCAAGATCAAACCTTCTGTCATTAATTTCTCTCTCTTTCCTAATACAGTCTATGCGCTTCCATGTTTCTATAGACTTAATAACAAAGTATGAAGAAACTACTGCCATGCTCACCAAACCCACTAAAAGCACGACTGCACACAGCGTACTTAAAATAATTCCAACCATTCTCTTTTCTCCTTTTTCCCTTTAACGTTTATTTATAATTATTTCTTCTTTCCCATATTCTTTATTTGCTCCGTTTGCTCTTTTAGCTCTTTTAGTTCTTTTAGCATAGGTCTAGTGAAAATATAAACAGGAAGCACCACTACAATCATTATGATCGCAAACATCACCAACAATAAAACATATTCTGTCATTCCCATTTCATTATTCACCTCTAAAAGCCAATAGCTAAATACGCCCAAACAAATGAAAGGATCAAAAGAATTAAAAACGATAAAATAGCTTCAAAAACAAAATTCCAAAAAACTTCAATCATTCTACTCATACTACTTCCCTTACACAAATAATTCTTTTACAAAGTCAATCAGTCCATCATACCAATGATGAATAACAGTCGTTACAGAAATTTTTTCACTAAATGCTACTACAACAGCACATACATAAACTGCAAACATTAAGGACAATACTGTTATAACTGCAATCATTATTTTGCTATTTTCTTCTGGCATACAGACCTCTTTTCTTTATTTTAAGTTTCTTTACTTTTTAAATATGCGCGTGCTATAATCATATACCTTACTTGTTTTCTCTGGTGACATTTTAGCTATTTTCTTTTTCCTCTAAAAGATCCAAGTAAGATTCATAACCTTGTTCTTTTCTGCTTATCTTCGTAAGCAAGTCATTAGCTTTCTCTTTTTCTTCTTCCTGAGAATAAAGTTCCTGCCCATCTATTTCCAAGCTCAATCTCAGGGTATTACTCCACTCTAAACGCAATTTGTTTTTCTTCTTGTTCATATCGTTTAAAACAAGAACTCGTTCCCCTGCGCCTGTAAGCATACCCATCAACCAATCTTCGACTTTATAGCGTGAATGATCTCCGTCAATTATGAACGTAGCTATATCCATTTTTCCACTTTGCAAATGCAAACAAACCAAGCTATTTTGTTTCCTAAAGTGTAGCTTTTCTCCTATACTGTAGTATTGAGAAATTAGGCGTAAAGGACTGATTTTAAGATGATTTGAAAACTGATCTAAAACATCTAACGATAGCAAAATTTTATCCTCTCTTACAGCTTTATAAAATGATTTACCCATTTCTCTATA